GAAACATACCCGCATAATTCTCATAGATGCGCTTTCTATTTGCAATGTATGGTTCTCTTAAAATAAAAACATAATCTATATTGGTTCTCAGTGTGGGCGGAATGCCCAAAGGATATTGCATTGTTATTATAAGCATAATTTTCCAATGTCTCATTGGATACCATTCTCCGTTAGGCATTTACTCCTATCATCACAGAATCTACACTTTTTAAATGGGTGTAGCACCCTCTCGGGTGGGATTAGACTATATTTTAAGCCATCATCAACGATGATTAGTCGTTTCAAGCCCACGAGCATTTAGTCGTTGAACTGCCATCATATCCTTATCATAACGGACTTAGATGACTAGCTGCGGGTTATCTCTATTTTATGCCTTTTTACTATACCTTATGTGATTAGCATAAGCCATTATAATATTTCTACTATAATTTAGTAGCATAAACCTAGCAAGACGTCTCCGCAATTTGGACGTGTCGCAAATGCGCAATATTCCTAAACACATTTACTAGCTATTCTTTTGGAATAACTACGGCAAACATTCACCGTTCATAAAGAGGAGACGCATCATTTTATCGCGAGTCCATGTTCCGTCATATAAACAATCATCAAGAATTACAAATGCTCGGGGATCAATTGTACTGCGTTTAAAGGTCTCCATCTCTTTTTTAATCTGCTTTAAAACAGACTTTTGCCGCTTTAAAATATTCTCAACGATTGCAGTATTGTATTCATTGTGAATAAACAATTTTGGAACCATTTTTCCGTAGAAACCGTTACCTTCTTCTGTACCGGCTACAACAACACCAATAGGTATATCTTGATGATAATATAATAAGTCTCTCACAAGGAAAGACTTGCCAGTGTCACGACGACCAATTAAGACTACGACTGGACCTTTAGATTCATTTGGTTTGAAACTAATAGTTTTCATGTCAAATTTCTTGAGTTCTAAAGTCATGATATTCTCGTTATTGTTACTTTAGAAAATTCATTCAAATTAGAAAACGCATTAAAAATGCAATGTTACTAAAATATAAGATATAGCAAAATTATTGTCAAATGAGTTAAAAAATAGTATAATTAATATATTATTTAGCTAATGGACAATACTACTCTTAAAATTCATTACGAGAAGAGAAAGAATTCCGAATTATTCAAGTCACTTCAAAAGGAGGAGTTGACTTTTCTCTCTGAATTGCAAAATTACATACCTATTTACAAGAGATTCTTCTTGTTGAACGAATCAAATTATAACTCATTGAACCTGAATCATTCGTGGTTTTTAACAAGCGTAAAAAACGGAGTTGCTGATAACAAAAATTTATACAACTGTACAATTCAAAATCTTGAAACTAGCAAAACAAAGAAAAAGCAAGTATTTTTCAAAATGGCCCCTTTACTAGACCCCTTTAAATACTTAATTGGTAAATATAACGCGAATGACCCCACATTATTTAAATTGCCAAAGTTGACTTCAGAACTTGGCACAGTTCATCCAAAGTTATTGGATTCTAATAATTCCGCATATGTTGACGGGTTTTTCTCTTTTATCTCAAGCAAGCTTATTTATAATCATGATTTTGTAAATGGCGTTGATTACTATGGATCCTTTTTGGGAATTAAAAAGGACTTCAAGCTAAACATTGTTGATGACCTGGACTACCTTTGCAAGTCAGACTTTTTCAATAAATACAAGAATGTAAAGTTTCAAGTTGAAGATTATAGTTTTTTATATGAAGATGATAAACCTGACGCGAAACCACCAATAAAAATAGAACACAACCTCAGCAATAAATCTACTTTATCTATAAAGTCAATTGACAATTCTATGTTTGAAGACATTTTTTCAACCGAAGGACTACAGCCAATGCATTTAACGCTTGACGATTTGAAAGAAAATAACATAGAATTGCTTGATATTACAAATTGCGAATCTTTTAATGCGAAAGAAATGCGAACAACCACCATAAAATCATCTTCAACATGTTCATCAAGAACATCCCATACATCCAATGGTGAAAGCAGCAAAGGGTCATCGTGTAACAATTGCGAAAATGTGTCTGGCAACAATCCCGACGATGAAAGTGGCGATAATGACGACGAAGACAATTGGACTGACGATAATTCAAATTCAAAGTCAAACTCAAATTCAAGCGAATCATTTGAAGAACAACAGATTTTTGCTACAATTCCAGAGTTTCCGGTTCAGGTTATATGCATGGAAAATTGTGAAGACACTTTTGACGATTTAATTATGACTAGCGAGTTAACGCATGGCGAATGGTTTTCTGCGTTGTTTCAAATAATAATGATACTAACAACATATCAAAAAGCGTTTTCATTTACTCACAATGACTTGCACACAAATAATGTTATGTATAATTCAACCGATGCAAAATACATTTATTATTGTTATAAGAAGATCTATTACAAGGTTCCAACTTATGGTCGCATCTTTAAAATAATTGATTTTGGCAGAGCTATTTATAAGTTTGATGGTAAGGTATTTTGCAGTGACAGCTATCAGCCCGGAGGCGATGCCTCCACACAATATAACACTGAACCCTATTTTAATGACAAGAAGCCGCGGTTAGAACCCAACTATAGTTTTGATTTGTGTCGTTTAGCGTGTTCTATTTTTGATTATGTTATTGATGATTTAGATGAAATAAATGATTTAGAGAAATGCGAGCCTATTGTTAAGCTTATTTATGAATGGTGTTTAGACGACAATGGCATAAATATCCTTTATAAGAACAATGGTGTAGAGAGATATCCCGACTTTAAGTTATACAAGATGATTGCAAGATGCGTTCATCACCACACTCCTCAAGCTCAGCTTGAGAGAGATGAGTTTAAAGTCTATGCAACGCCAAAATCTAATATTCCTCAAAATGAAACAGTTGTTAACATAGACGCAATTCCAAATTTTTCAGCGGAAACAAATCAAAATGTTTAAATTTTAAAGTTATTTTATTTGTAGTAAATAAAATGACTTCAACTCCAGACAACTTTGGGTTTATAATCACAAGACATGTAAATTCAGAAACAACCAATAAGTATTGGAATGAATGTATAAGACATATTAGAGGCCAATATCCTCTGAAAAAAATTGTTGTAATTGATGATAATAGCGATAAAAAATTTTTAAAAGCCGAGTATGAGTATAGAAATGTAGAGTATGTTGAATCTGAATATCATAGGCGAGGTGAGCTTTTGCCTTACTATTATTTTTATAAGAATCATTATTTTGATAACGCGGTTATAATTCATGATAGCGTTTTTATCCAACAGCGCGTTCCATTTGAACATCTTATTAAAAAAGGAATAAAAGTTCTACCATTGTGGCATTTTAACAGCGAGAAAAAAGAAAATGTTAACAATACATTGAGAATTATAAACGGTCTTACAAACAATTACGAAATAATGGCGAATCTCACACACAACAGGGAATTTGATGTTTTGGGTCCTACAAATAAAGAAATATGGTCAGGTTGTTTTGGAGTGCAAAGTTTTATTAATCGCGAGTTTCTAATTGGCTTGAGAGATAAATACAATTTGTTCAACATGTTGAACTTTATAACTTCTAGGTCTGATAGATGTTGTTTGGAGAGAATAATGGGAATCATATTCTTTGTTGAATATCTTCGCTTGTTAAACATACCATCATTATTCGGAGATATTAAATCATACTGTGAGTGGGGTTATACATACAACGAACATTGTGAAAACCTTCACAATAAAAGGATACCCAAATTGCCAGCAGTAAAGGTGTGGAGTGGTAGGTAATATATTTTAATTAAAATATTTTAATAAAAAATATTTTAATAAAAAATATTAAAAAAACTATTTATTATTTATTATAATAAAGATAAATATAAACACAATGTATATGTTATCCATATTATGCATTGTAGCAATATATTATAACATAGACGCTCTATTTAAAAATTTATATATTCCTTATTTAATTTCAAACAATTATGTTTCTTCCGGATTAACTGCGAGTATTTCATCACAATCAGAGTTATATTTTTTATTGAAAGCGACAAGTTATTATATGTTAATTCTTTACCTTTATAATCTTTCTTATCGGTTATTTATTTCAAAAATAAATGACAAAAATAGTCTAGGTTTATCGTTCATCTATATAAAACACATTGTGGATGTCGCGATTTCGCCAAACATGACAATTGTTGAATATGAAACATCGCGAGCAGTAATGTGGGCATTTACTACGCCTTTAATGTTGAAAATGTATTGCGACGCAAATGACATTACACTTATAGATATTAAATTTCATTACCATCTAATCCCAATTATTTGTGGCGCATTTTTAACCCCATTAAAGGGTCAAATCTATTACAGTTTTTCGGTTGTAGCGTGTATTCCTTTAATTTTATTCATGAAAGCCTTACATAAATATAGAAATATGCCTTTTACAAACTTGTATATTGTAATGTGGTCTACATTTATATTAATTAATGCTTTTGATTTTTTGGGAATTTTTAGTCCATCATTAACGTCATCGTTTTATAATATAGCAGATACAATGTGTAAATTTATTAGCAATATAGTTATTTCAAATTATACGGAACAAGAACAAATTATTAGAGATAACATGGATTTGCAAAGTGTAAATTTTGTTTCAACTGTTATAAAACAAATTAAACAATTTGAACTAGAAAATGAAAAAAAAATAACGACAAATTGTTATAATTTGGTAAAATATTGTAAAAAGAAATTCGTAGACAAAATACCAAAATCAAACAGCGCTCTTAAATTAGAGTTGTTAAAGAAAATATTGCCATTAAATCTAGACATAGATTACGTGAATGAAAATTCTGGAGATTCTATAGAGTCAAATAAAAAGTTTACCTTTATTTGTGTAATGTTTATGGATATTGTAAATTATACCGAGTTGGCAAAAGAATTTGATGGGGACATTATCTTTAAATTGCTTGATGATATATATTATAGGTTTGACATCATTATAAAAAAATATTATCATTTGCAAAAAATTGAGACCATAGGAGATGCATATTTTGTTGTAGGTGATCTTTTTAGAACTGAGCTTAATCATAAAATTGTTGTCAAAGAAATAATAAAATTGGGGTTAGATTTTATAAAAGAAATAAAAAATGTCAAAACCCCAAATGGTGCGCCGTTGTCTATAAGAATTGGAATTAATTTGGGAACTGTAAATGTTGGTATATTAGGCAATGAAGTTCCTCGTCTATGTGTTGTGGGAAATGCAGTAAATGTTGCATCAAGATTGCAATCTACTGCAGACACAGATTCAATTCAAATGAGCAGACATGTTTATGAACAAGCTCAAGAAATTGATTTTGGGTTTCCAATTGAAATTAAAGAAAAAAATAATGTGTTTTTAAAGAGCATCGGCTCAATAACTACTTACAATATATTTCCTAAGTAATACTTATCAGAAATCCACCACTTCAACTTTGACATCTTCTACAAACAGCGCATCCAAAGAATCGTGCATTACATAAATGTCCTCAATAGCATAGAGATCACACTTTTCTCTATAATTCCAACTACTAAAACAAACTGTGTCAAATGTTTCAAACTGATATCCAAAAGTACAATTCAAATCGCTTGTTACGGGTTTCCCCTTTTTAATGTGTTTCATAATTTTCATATCTGCCGCCCGAATAGCAATATAGCCGCACACTAGATATAAAACTTCTTCAGTTTCTGGCAGATGCATAATGTATATTCCATTGGTCTTTAGTCGTCCATCTACACGATTGTCCGTGTTAATTTTTACTAGACCCTTACCATACACAGTAAACATTGATTGTTGAACTTCTTCGGACATCATTGTTATTATTTTGAAATTAATTTTACTTTTATTCGCAGGTTCAATTTTTTTGTAAATCCGAAAAAATTGAATTACTTTTTCAAATTTTGGTGGGACTTAAAATGCATCAACTTTAAACATGAGTTCTCTTCCCGTCTTGCCCATGAATATTGTGAATCGCATCATTATGGAGATTGCGATTTTACATAGAGAGAAAAGTTTTCCCAAATTTATTTTCGGCAAGGTCACTCAAAAATAAATTTACAGAGCCAGGTTTCAAAAAAGATGCCTGCGGCAGTTTGCGAACATTGAGTGCCGCGCCTGTTTCGTTTCAAGTCGCTGAATCCGCATGGAATTGACAATTGCTCCCAAATAAATTATCTAGAAAAAGAGCTGGGTCCAAATGTGCGCATTATACGCGACAGTCAATCAATTACGAGATTTATGACGAAGAAACTCAACAATGGAATTGGAGTCAGGAATACTTATTTGCGACACAAGATTCCAGATTTTGGGTTTCCTTTTAATAGCCACGATACGATGGCTATTAAAGTGATAAAAAATAATCTCAACTTATTTTAAACATGCGAAAAAAAACACAAAAAGGAGGCGTTCTTATAAAAACAAATCCAGAAGAGGCAATAAATTTTTTTATTGAAAACAGCAGTCAAGTTACTTGGTTAAGAGAAACTGCAAATTCAGCAAGTGGAGTAATATTTGTATGCACTTTAAATGAAGGAATTGAATCACCGTATGAAATGATTCGTTCAACTGATTTTAAATCGCCCGTTAAAAAAATACTTATAAAATTTGTTGGAATTCGTTCAGAGGTTCCTGGTAAATATGACGATAACGAGTGGACCGTTCCCTATAATATTGTCGCGCCGATAATTTTTGCTAATAAAAATTTAGAAACGGAAGAAACCTTTAAAAAAGAAATAAATATACAGACGGATGTATTTTTTAAAACTATTTCTTATTTAAACCCATTATGTCCAGCGCCAATTTATGCATCTATTAAGAATGATAAATCTAACGCAATTGAATTTATATCTAAATTGAGAGGTCCTGCTGGATCGGGACTTTGGCCTGTCTCAAGTGTTGCAATTTTAAACGGAATTATTGCAAACATTAATAATGGTTCAATCCCATATTTAGGTATTTTAGGAATGGAAATAGCAGATGGTTATGATACTTTTTACGACCTTTATTCCAAGAATTCAATGAGGACTAAACTTAGAACTTATGAAAATATGATAAGATTAAAAAATCTAGAATTAGCATTAAAAACGGGTTATTCTCAGGGAGATTTTCACACTGGAAATATGTTAGTAAATCCGTCGGTTGACGGTTATTATTCTGAAATTCCAGGAAATGCGATAATAATAGATTTTGGTTATGCAAATAAAATACCATCAGAAAAGTTGCAAGAGATAAAACAACTAGTATCTGAAAATAAATATGTTGAGGCTTTAAAAATATTTAATACGCTTAGACGTTCGGATAACTGGCAACTAAGCGAATTTCCAGGGATTTATGGATGGTTGTCTTATAATTATGATAATAAAGAAGACAAACCAAGTGAATTGGTAAAGCCTGAAGAAATTGAGGCAGAAAATAATAGATTAATTGCTTTAAAACAGGCGGAAGAGATTGCGACAGATGAGAGAATTGCGTTTTATAATAGTGATTCACATAGTGGAGAGAGAAATAAATATCCTTTACTGCCATTATCAAACGCAGTAAAAAATAGTTTATTTGAAGGTATGCTTAGTGGTGGTAAAAAGAGGACAAAACCTAAGTCAAGAAAAAACTCAAAAAAAAGCACTAAAAAATATAACAGACAAAGGAGATACAAGTCACGAAGACCTCGCAAATAAATTAAAATCCTGGATTATCAGTAAAAACGGCAGGATTTACGACGGCATTTTCACCACCATCTTGGATAACGGGCTTCAACTGTTCAACAACGAATAAACCAACAACTACGCTAAAATAGACCAAGAGAGAATCCCGAATCAAAAATTTAAGTGGTTTACTCTCTTTATCTACAAATCGCATCTCAATAAATTTAACAACAAAATAGACAAATGATATTATTCCTGCGACGACAAATGTATTCATTTTTATAAAGTAAATGACTACATTCTTATTTTTTATTTAACGCATAACTATAAAGGTTCCCTACTTAGGCTAAAACTTCAACATCGTCTAATAACAAGTCTGGTTCCAGCCGCATTTCAGGGAATTCAATGTTGTGTACATCTAAACTATCAAGGGAAACATCTTGGTCAAAGATTTGCAATCTAACATTTTCATCAACATCGTCCTCTTCCATTTTTCTTTGAGCGTTTCTCATTGCACTAATTTCCTCTAATCTCTCAAAATTCTTGGGTGCATCTACAACTTGCACATTGTTTTCTGAATCCGCTGCATAATCAACATCGCTAAATGATAAATTGGAAGAAGAAGCTCCAAAAGATGATGACTCGCCTTCATTTGACAAGCTAGGGAATGCAAGTTCTGCTTCTAATTTATTTTGCTCTAAAATTGCAGTAATTGGGTCAGATTCAAGTTGTCTTGGCGAATCGGCCTCAGAATTTTGTTTAACCTCAGTTTCCTTTGTCTCAGAAATAACTTGAGTGGGACTATTATTCTTGGCATCCTTATTGGGATCTTCAATTTCTTGCTCTTTAATTTCTTCAACAACATGTTCCTCAATAGTTTCATCCATATAAGCTTGCAAAATAGCCTCCACTGGGATGCTATCTCTCACTGTATTTAAAATGCACTCCTGAACAATAATTTCTAATTCACGGTGATGCTTCTGAGTTTGTAAGGGAGGAATATTGAGTTCAAACAAATAGACATTCTTGTATATCTTTCTAGCAACATTAATGTAAATTTTGTGAATAAAATCATCAAGCTTGGGGATTGTAATGTCTATCTTCTTTTGCTTTTGCCCGACGCGAATTGCAGACAATAACTTAAGTTGAATAATGTGAACACATGTGACTAAATCTTCCAAATATCCGCAACCACTCTTTTCAACAATACGGGTTTTCTCCGTCTCAATAATATTGGAATTCCACTTTGGAATTCTTGTAATAAAATTCTGAAAAGTCATTAAATACTTATCCATCTCATTATTGTCTCTGCATAATTTTACAGCCTCGTCAAAAATAGACTTTAATCCATCAATAATGTGAGGAGTTACGATGGTGAGCAATCTTGCACCCCATTCGTTTTTTGATTCATGTAAACTAGAGACATTAAAATCATCCATTTTACATAAATGAAATATTTTCTAAATTGTGTTCTAAACTCAAAAACAAAAAGTTCAAAATGAACATAATTAGTATTTTTTCATTTCTAAATTCTTTGCGAACCTTGTTAAAGGCAAAAAGTAGTTCATAATGTTTTTCTTCTGTCATCTTAGAAATTTTAATGTTATTTGGCTTCTCTAATAATTGCATCAAGTCTAATCCACTGTAACCTTTTTCGTAAAACTTTGTTGATATATTAAGTAAATCGTTGTATTTCAAGTTTGCATTTGAAGCAACTTTATTTAATTCTTTTTTTAACCATTCAGATCTAAGAGTTTTGATTTCCTTAAGTTTAAATGTCTCTGCCAAATTAAATTTATAAAGATTTATTGCATTTCCTTTGTAAATTGGTTCAGGAACATATATTTCGCAAAATCTTGACAAAATTGGTTTTAACAGTTTGTATTTATCTTCAACAATAATAAAAAATCTTGTAGTATGGCTAAATAACTCAATGCATCTACGAAGAGCGGATTGTGCATCAATTGTTAATTTATCGGCGTTTAATAATACAATGCTCTTAAAAATGTCGCCACCATTTGAATTTATGTGAGTCTTGGCAAAAAATTTTAATTCTTCTCTAATAAATTTAATACCCTTTCCATGAGCGCAATTTACATACATTACAAAGGATTTTATTCTCTCTTTGTCATTGTTATAAATCATGTTAATGAATTCATTCACAATAGTTCTTTTTCCAGAACCAGATTGACCATGAAATATAATATTCGGAGTTTTGTGTGTGCCGTGAAAGTATGTTAATTTATCTATAATTGATTGATGTATGTTTAATGCCATTACTTTAAATACGAAGGTTAATTTTTATATTAATTTAACGAAAACTTATATTTTGCATTTTGCATTTTGCATTTTGCATTTTTTTTACAATACATCAGCCCGAAGTTCAACATATTTTGAATATATTTTATTAAATAGCTCATAAGATAGATTAGGCAATAGTTTTGAAGATGGGAGCGTTACTGAACATCCACCAGATTCTAAAACTGAAACATCAAACCGAATAACACTACTATCAAGCGAATGGTATATTATTTTTGTTAGTTCATTTATGTTTTCTTTATTCACATGCAAATGAAGCGAAATCTTTGTTGGCGGCACGCCGAAAAACAAACACGCGTCAATTATATATTTATAATCGTCAAAATTTAATGACCCGCAAGTATCTGAGAGGCAATATTCGTCAATTAGAGGAAAACTTTTGTGGTAATTTAAAATATCGTGAACAATTACATCATTGTCTATTTTTCCTTCTAAAGGACATTCATTTATGCAAGAAATATACAATTTTGTTTTAAATTCATTCTCGGGCGTTGGATTCATAGTTTTAATCATTTCTTCTAATTCTTTCTTTGTTTCTTGAATTGTTTTGTTAACATTTTTCTTTTGGAAACTGTTTGAAACCGAAGTTAAAAAGGAAAAATTTTTAATTCCATTTTTAATGCCAATATCAAGGCCCTTTTTATTTGGAGCAACTATGTATAATTCTGGGTCATAACTAGCCACGGTTTTAACAAAGTTTGCAGCATACTCATGCATCTTTAATGAATCTGCCATAACAGGCATAATTTTTGGATTTACAATGCTACCAACTTCAACCTTAATTGGTCTATAGTTAAATAAAATGCTATGAAATAAATCAATTTTATCATTCAAACAAACGCTTTCTTGTCTGTGTTTTGGTATTCCTTGAAGACCATCCCTCAACGATACATCAAAGAGTATTGGTTTGTTAATAATTCGTTTAATATTTACTGGTATATTATAGATTCTATTGAGATTAGATAACATGCTTAATAATACATGTCATCTAATTTTTAAGTTTGTTGCTGTAATGTTATTTTTATTTTTATTTAAACGGAATCAGTCAAACTGTGCGTGTAAGGGTTCTCTCTAAACGCTGTTAAAATGTCAGGGCTAATGCGGTCACACCCAATGCATTGATTGTAATATTGTGGGGCTCTAATCTTGCCATATTCCTCCTTTGACATGGGCATTTGAGGCATATTTGTTGGCACCCACATGCGTGTGTTGTTACGGTCACAATCATTTTTAGAAACACAAACATTCATTTGCTCGCTGTAAATATTGGTATTGCCATGATTTGTTCTACTAACAACTGATTTTTCCTTAGATTCGTTGTTTGTTTGAGCATAAGCGGCTTCATAACTCATGTCGCCCCACCCACCCGAGTTTCCTCCAGCTGTGCCGGTATAACTGCAATTTGTAGAGTCGCGTTGATTTGTAATAGGCGTTTGCTTGTTTGTTTGATATCCACCTCCTTCAATTTGTCTTCCAACATAAGAATTAGGTGTATATAAAGTAGTTTCCTTAATGGTAGTTTTTGTTACATCGCGAGGATTTAATACATAACTATCGGGAACCGTTGAACCGGCGTCACCATAAACGCGATAGTTATTAGAATATTCTTCTCTCCTTGTTGGGTTAAATGCATCCATAATTGGTGCAATAACTGCTCCAATTGCACGACTAAACCCGCTTCGCATGGTGTCTGGTTGTCTCATTGTCGCGCGATTGTTAGAATAATTTGTGTGACTTCTCAAGGCATTTTCTGCATCAGTGTGATCTCCACGACGAGTTGCTGTGGATGGACCAACATCGCACTGAGGAAGTTCATTGCGTTTTGAATCTTCGTAAGCACCGGGAACATAATTTGCAACGCGGTCAGCGGGTCCAGCAACTCCAGTGTAAGATTGGGTTGTAGTTGCGCGAGTTGTTGAATGAACCTCCTCAATGGGTCTAAGCATTTGACCCTTTTCTTGACCAGTTGTGGTGAGCCAGCGATCTTGAGTTTGAATATAGAAAGTGTCGGGGTGGTATTTCTCAACTTTTCCAAGAATGCCTACATTTTGCACATGAGAATAAGAAGGTCCTTGATGATTCTCCAACGTGTATTCCATCTTGGGGTTAGTTGCAACGCGCAATTCATCAACTGTTTTCGGGAGCCACGCGTTTCGGGCTTCCATGCCAGAGTTATATCCACCACTGCCTTGATTGGTATAACCTTGGTCTAAACCAGGACCAACATATTCAGACTCAAAAGGTTTGATGTTGCTGTTCTTCATACCAGGATTTACGCGAGACTGATAAAAGTCGCTGCTATTTGGTGCGCCAAAAGCCCACTGAACATTGTCTTCTGGTTTGAATAAAGGGGCTTGTTCTATTTTCTTAATAACTTGAGAGCCACTTCCAATCATATTATCTAAAATTGTCTCAGCCATGTTATTGTTATAAACTTGTCCTTTTATCTTTGCACCATAGAATGGTATCATATTATTGTGCTTAAAATCAGTTTTAGCAACATAATCACCAGTTAAAGAATATACTTGTTGAATGTTATTTCCAACAGCAATGCCTTTGTTTTGGTTGTTTTCGTAAGAATTTTGGTTAAAATATTTGTCGCTAGCAATATTTGGGTTAACATATTTTTGAACAGTGTCTGTTATTTGATTTTCGTTTGGAACGGGATAGTTTTGAGGAAGGGTTTCTGTATTTGGCAAATAATTGCGCTTAGCACCCATATTAGTAAATCTCTCTTGCCTCTTTCTATCTCTTATAGTTTTTGTTTTTGGACTGTCGTGTTCTTTATTTGAAACTACATATAGTCCTCCTAATGCTAAAAGTGGAATTGCAAACTCCATTAATATATATACAGTATTATATTTTTTAAATCTCAAAAGTTTCCACAGAAAGTTGTTAAAATGCAACAACAACATAAATTTTATTTGTTTATTTATTATAGTTGCCAACAAGTTCACACGAATTTTCATGCGTACATATTCCTGGCCCGGATGGATATGACAAAGAACGCTTGCCTTGGTTTACTGGCAGCGAACCTGGAATAAGATGTTCTGGGCCATCTGGAAAGCAAGGGATTTGCGCAACAAAATTATCCTTTTCTAAAATGCGTGTGCTTAAGTTGTTTTGGAAAGGCATGCAAGTGTTTTCTTGAGGATTTAAAGGCAATTCATACCAATTAACTTGTTCCAAGTCACGAGCAGTCCACGCTGGCATAATAGTTCTAGATTCTTCGGTATAAAGAGAAGAATTGCTTGGATAAGATATTTTTTGGGTGGGAACGTTATATCTTTGATATTCATCTTTTCCTAAACAGTCTTTGCTCGCGCGTCTATTAACGCCACGCAATTCACTTTCTAAATCAACACAGTTGGTCATTAAGTTTCCTCCCCAAGTTTGAATCCTTATTTGGGGGTCAGCCATGTATGCTGGTTTGTCACCATTTCCAGGAACATTCAAAATCCACCTTCCAACATCTGTTGATTGTTGTAATTGCTTTGCTACTCTACAAGGGTCATCATGAAATCTAGTGAAAGACATAATATTATTATTAGATGATATTTTTATTTGAAAATGAAAATTAAATATATTTTAAATAATCTTAAAACTTATTCAAAAATAATACTTAAAATCTATGCACAAGTAATAATATTATTCAATGGAAATAACATTGACTGAAAAAAAAGTACTGCCGACTTTGTGCCTGAATATGATTGTTAAAAACGAGAGTAAAATTATTACTAGACTGCTTGATTCTGTTATTGGAATTATTGATAGTTATTGCATTTGCGACACCGGATCAAGTGATAATACGGTTGATCTAATTACTCAATATTTTGAGGCTAAGAATATCACAGGTAAAATTGTATTTGAACCTTTCAGAAATTTTTCGCATAATAGAAATGTCTCATTAAAGCATTGCGAAGGAATGTCCGATTATATTATATTATTAGATGCAGACATGGTTTTAAAAGTTAATAAATTTGAAAAATCTATGTTGTCTGAAGCTGATTCATTTTCAATTTTACAAGGCACCGAAGAATTCTTGTATCATAACATGAGAATTGTAAAAAATAACGGACAGTATAGCTATTGTGGGGTTACGCACGAATATATCAATACACCACCAAATAACCACAACATAAACATTGAAAAAGACATCTTATTCATTCACGACATTGGAGATGGTGGAGCGAAAAGCGACAAACTTGAGAGAGATATTGCATTATTAACTAAAGGTATAGAAGATGAACCGGAGAACCAAAGATATTATTTTTATTTGGCAAATACTTACTTTGATTCTTGGAAGCATCAAGAGGCAATAGATTGCTATAAAAAACGAATCAAGTTGGGTGGATGGCAGCAGGAAGTTTGGTATAGTTTGTTTAGAATTGGGCATGTTTATAAAAGAATGGGCAAAATGCAAGACGCCATTTTTACTTGGTTAGAAGCGTACGATTATTTCCCAGACAGAATTGAGAATTTATATGAAATAATCAATTACTATAGAGATATTGGTAAGTGCAAATTAGCTCTAGCATTTTACAATTTGGCAAAAAGCGTTTTGGATAAAAATTTAAAATGGCACGAATATTTGTTTTTACAGAACGATGTGTATACTTATAAGTTAGAATACGAATACTCCATATTTTCTTGTTATAATGGAGTTAAAAACATAAATGACCAACTAGTGACAGTATTAAATAACACAAACTACACCAATATTTCAAATAATGTTTTGTCCAATATGAAATTTTATAAGGATATTTTAATTCCTAAAAAGAATATTCAATTTGGGTTCTCTCTTAATCATTTAATCGGTGAGGAATACACGCATTTTAATTCATCATCCAGTTGTATAATTCCAAATAAATCTGGTGATGGTTACTTGCTTAATGTGCGTCTAGTTAATTATAAGATAGACGAACAAGGATATTATCATGATTGCGACAAACACATCATTACAATTAATAAATATTTTGAATTAAGCAATGAGTTTAAGATTAAAAAGGAGAGAATGATAGATGTTGAATATGAAGATAGAAGATATATTGGGGTTGAAGATGTGAGAATTTTTAACCATACTCGCGTCGCCGATGACACTTCTTCAGTCTTATTCATAGGAACCGGCTACCACAAAGACAACAAAATTGGAATTGTTATTGGAAAATATGAACCGATGGAAGAAAATAATATTTTAAAACCAATAGAAATAAAACCATCATTTTGTGTTTCAGACTGCGAAAAGAATTGGGTTTATTTAAATCTATCTGGAGATTTGAATGTTGTTTATAAATGGAGTCCTCTTACACTGTGCAAAATTGATGAAACTGCTGGAGCTCTGAATTTAGTAAGAACAATTGAAATGCCGAAAATCTTTGAGCATGTGAGAGGCTCAACAAATGGATTTAATTATAAAAACGAAATATGGTTTGTTGGACATTTAGTGTCATACGAACAACCAAGACATTATTATCACATATTTTCAGTTTTTGATGAGAATATGAAATTATTGCGTTACTCAGCTCCATTTAAATTTAATAAGGAATGCATTGAATATTGTTTGGGTCTTATAGTTGAGGATGATCGTGTTATTTGTAGTTATAGTTCATGGGATAGAACTACTAATATAGCTATATACGACAAAACATATATTGACGGAGTCGTATCGTACAACTAATATTGCATAACCATCTAGTAGTTTTCAAGGATTGATGGATTGTGATCACACGGATAGAGAGAAAAAAGCTCCCTGTTTTCTAAATATATTTGAAACCATACATTAACTTCCCACATTAATGTGCGATTTTCTTCAATTACCTTTATGCATTGGTTCTTCATCAAATCTGCAAATTTTATTAATGCTTCAGAATTTCCTCCAAAAACCCCTCCAGCAAAAAACCACAAAACTTCTTTATAGATATTGCTTCTGAAATTTTTGCAGCTTGTCTCATATAGCGCGGGGTTCCATATATTTGCAATTCTCACATTTTCAAATGGTTTTTCTATCAATCTGCATATAATATTATTGAATTCTTCGTCGGTTCTACCTTTAAATACATGATTGATTCCAAAATCAATCCAAACAAATTGAGTGGATTGAAATGTATTTAATAAAATGGCATTTCTAACATGTTCTGTTTTATTGCAAATTGTAATCATGTAATCCATCGTGTCCTTTTCTGGACAAGTCGTATTTAATTGAAAATCGGTTATTTTCTCTTTGTGTTGATACAAATAATTGTCTTCTTTTTTAACAGGAATAATAATTGTTCTGTTATCATTAAAACAGTCCTCCGGTAGATCATTTATTAATGATTCATCAAAGAAGATAATTTTATTTATTGGCACCGCCATAAGTTTTTTTCCATACGCAATATAATCCTCGTTACTTCTGTCTTGTCTTTGATTTGCATTTGCAATAAACGCGCTAACTATAGTTATATTATTCTCTGCCATTTGCAATTGTATTTTAAATAATAATACATTCTTAGTATTTATATTATTATTTTATTATTATTTTATTTATTGTTTGAGTTATTAATAATACCATTTGTAAGGTCCATTTCCGCGAACTTTAACGCTTGATTTATCGGGTTCAATTAAGATTTCATTCTTTTTTCCATAAACAGTCCAGTAAAAACTTCCATTTTTTCCATAAACAGTAAAACTGTTATTTTCAATCTCAGAAGTTTCATATAAAATTGGAGCGTTTATTGATGAATGTACTGGTGTCAATTCAACCGTTAATTCTCTTGCAAGATGCGCAACATAATCTGGCAATAAAATTAAAACGGATTCATTATTCTCAATGGTCGCTTTTCCTCTATAATAAACTCCCGCTTCCGCTCCTTCTAAACAAGCATGAACCAAATATTTGTTTTCGTGTGATGGATGATCAATAATAAATGTTTTATCGCTCGGTCCAGTTGGACCAGTGCAATAAAATCCTGTGGGGCCTTCTATGCCTCTAGGACCAGTAGCTCCAACCAATCCTCTTGGACCAGTTGGTCCTTGATCACCATTTAAACCTTGCTGCCCAGTTTTCTTAGAATTGCAACATTTTTGTGTGCCTAAATAACCTAAATATTGTGAATTTGACATTTTATATATTAATGTTATATTAATGTTACTATTATTTACTATTTATTATTTTATTATTTATTATTTTATTATTTAATACCATTTATAAGGTCCATCTCCATTTACATTAATTGACTTTTTATCAGGTTCAACCAAGATTTCATTTCGCAATCCATAAACGGTCCAAAAAAAATTGCCATTCTTTCCATATACTTTAAATGCATTATTTTCAACATCTGACACTTGTAATAAATTTGGTTCATGTCTCTCTTTTGAGTAAATAGATGTTACTTGAATTGTAAAGTTTCTAGCCAATTTTGAAACATAATCGGGTAGCTGTATTGCAATGGATTCATTATTTGTAATTTCACCCTTTCCTCTATAATAAACGCCAGCTTCTGGTCCTTCTAAACATGCATGAACCAAGTATTTTTCAGGATTTAAAGGATGGTCAATGATAAATGATTTCGGTCCAGTGGGTCCTCTACAACTTCTTCCAGTAGGACCTTGAGGCCCGGTGAATCCTGTTAATCCAGCAGGTCCGCGTTCTCCTGGAATGCCTTGAGGACCAATTGGACCAGCTAATCCAGAACTTTTTAATTCGCAACATCTTCTTGCTCCTAAATAATTTGTATAACTAGACATTATTATATTACTGTGATAATATAATTATTGCATTTTCCGGAAAGAAAAATTTAATGGGCCACTCAATTTTCTTTTTTACATCATTCCCTCGCTGTGAAATACCATTTGTGGAACCTAAATGAATGAAATAAAGCGTTTATAAGTTTCTAAATTTTAACATCATTTATTTCTACACAATTTTAACAATGATATTGGGATTACCAGTATTTTCATTTATTGAAAATATCATTCCTATAGAATTTATATATTCACTTAGAGATAATTCATTTTGTTTTTTAATTAATCCAAATATATTATAATCGGTTGATCCAGAAACATCAGAAACATATGAAATATAATCACCCGCTATCGCATCTGTTTTGCTTATAGGGACTATGTAACAATTTATGGGATTAGTATATTTATTATTTGGATAATAAAGTTGATATTTATTTACTGGCACTTGCCCACAATATGCAATTATACTTGGTTCTTCAACATTTTGTCTTGTTGAAATTGATTCAAAATTACTTGTAGTAGAATTCCAACTATCTCCTCCCACAAAAGAAGGATTTGTAGAGACGACAACAAAACGAATTACATTCTTATAAACATTTGTTAGGTTTCCATCACGGTCTATGCCACAAATTTCTCCTTTATTTAATTTTTTACCAGATAAACTTGATGAATGTAGAATGTATTCAGCATAATCTGACCCCGATGCATTAATTGTGCCGGTGGCATTTATAGAACGACCAGTTGAGTTTATTGAACCCAGTTTCATTGTTGCAGCGAGGCCATTTGGTGTATATAAATCTGATGCATATACTAATAAGGTATCTGCGGGACCTGGCCTTGTTATGTGCATAACTAAACTTCCCGTAGTAATCCCATTTACATTCGTTATAGCGAAAGGACAATCTGGAGGTTCAGCGCCAATTCCAACACGAATTCCATCATTTGTTGCAGGACCAGTAAATCTTGCATAGTTTGTTCCATTCGGAGATCCAGTAACGGGATCATTGCCCGCAATCAGAGTAAATGGTATATTTCCAGCATTCCCACTGTTATCTAACACGCGAAAATAAAATTTACTTCCACTTGCTCCATTACCATCAACAACCAAATTCCAGTTGCTATTTTGAATATCTGAATTAGTTCTTCGAAATACTTGTTCTATTGATGAAGATCCGGTTAATTGAAGTGCTCGGTAGGGGTTGGATGGCGTTACACCTGGGCAAATATTGACGCCACTAGTTCCATCTGTGTAAATAACGCTTGCCGTGGCGGTTGAAGCTCCCGTTTTATATAGATAAAAGTTATTTGTGCCTGAAAAAGTTCCTACTGGTCCTGTAGGACCCGTTGTTCCGGTGGCTCCGGTGTTTGTAGCAAGTCCTGGGGGGCCTGTTGCGCCTGTTGCTCCATTTGTTCCCGTTGCTCCGGTGTTTGTAGCAATTCCAGGAATTCCTTGAGCGCCGGTAGCACCCGTGTTTCCAGTAGGACCCTGAATTCCTTGGGGTCCTCTACCTATTTCAATTTCTCTTTTTCCATTATTACAACATCTTCTAGCCTCTAAATAATTGCTATAACTTGACATTATCTTATTATAATAAGTTAATAAATAAAAATGTGCATTTATTAACTTATTATGATAACTAATCTCAAAGCATTTTAATTAGGAGTTGGAAAAGGTCGTTGATTTTTTTCAACTGCTAAAGGTTCCGGCATTAAAGTTGGAGTTTTTTCAAAGAAATTTGCCGTTTGTAAAGTTTTTAATTCAGGCCTCAAAGGTCCTGCCGGGTTAACCAAATTTGTTGAGTTAATTCCAAACAAAAAAGATTCAATGTCGGGCGCATTGTATGACAATTGGTTCCATGGGATTTGCGCAGGATTTACACCATTTCCGGGCAATTTTGTATCATACGCCGCTCCATATTGTGAATTGGGATATAATGTGTATGTCTCTGATTGTTTGAATTGTCTTTGCTCTAAATTATAGTTTCCAACAGTATTTATGTTTCGCGTAGATGCCATATTATATATTATCTAATAGAATTATTTTTGCATCCTCAGTCTTTATTGTGTAAATTATTGTTGCAACGCTTTTTTAAGATTGTCAATAGATTCTGCTTTAATATTCCCATTATTTAATTGTTCGCAAATGCATTTGTGTGTTAAGAAAAAATAATCATAAGAAAATAATGCAATAAACCCGTATTCTAAATCTTCACACAAGTGTTTATTTTTTGCCTTTTCTATGCATTCTGCAAAACTAGGATGGACATTAAATTGACTATAAAGTTCGTGAATTAATTCTGCATTAAGTTGTAGTTCTATTTTGGCTTCCAAATCTTCTACAGTAAACCCAAATGCTCTTAACAAATCTGCTTGGTATATTATTTCAGACAATTCTTCAAATTCTTTAACATCATCTAAGGCGATATTTTCTTCAGAATGAAAATTGTTTCTTAAATTAGGATCATAGTAGCTATATGTAGAAATAAATTGTGAATTATACATATAGTCTTTATATAAGATTAATTTTATATGGTTTTGGTTTTAAACATATTGACTAGAGGTGTGATTTGCGTAATAATCACGATCTCTAGTTAATTCGCGAGAAGGAACGCCTCCTCTTATCCAGCCTTCAGAAGCAACGCCCTCAACGCAATAAGCGGGGTTGGTGACACGGTCTTGAACGCTAGGCAATAAAGGTGTGCTTTGGTATTTAATATAGCTCTTTTCCGCGAGCTTATTAACACTGCGTTTGTTTGTCAAAAGTTCACCTTGTTGAATTTGTGCCTCCAATACGGGGTCAACTGAACCGCGACCTAAATATGGGACCGTGGCAAAAGGACGCTGGAATAAATCAATTCTGCACTTTGGATGTGTTTGAATGCCGCCTAACAATAATTTGGAACTGTCATCAACAACACATCCTCCTGAGCCAACTGGGCTAGGGCCATTGTAAAAAACACATGGTTGAGAAGTGGCTAAAGCAATTGGTTTTGTCATTGTGCAATCATTCGCAAAATAGTTTTGCAATAAATAATTGCATGAGCTAATATTTTGAAGCGTTTCTTGGTCTTGGAAGCATGTATCATTTCCAATTCTACTCATGTTATCAAAGGTATAATCAGTGACAAATGCCATTTATATATAATACTTTTATTTTTTTACTAAAGAAAAGTATTATTTGTTTATATTCGTCGTGATATAAATTTTTTGATTGTCTTAATGATTTTACTTAATGATTATAATTTATTAGTACAAATTGTATCTGACATTATCTTGTATGCAAGCAAAAGCATCACCGTCACGGCAACTGGGCATATCACCATATAAATAATTAGCAAACGCTCCTTGGTCATTTGGAATCTTTGTGTTTGGGGTTGAGTAAAAAGACCATTGTGATTGGTCAAATTCAAATTGTTCTCCTAAATCTCCATACAATTGTTTGTTTGTATTTTTAATACCAGGGTTCAAACTTTGAACCATCTTTTTGGTGGATACATTAATGTCTTCATAAACTTCGGTGTTAAATGATGGCGGCGCTGGTTTTCTAGTTGGATTGTCCATTATTTCAGTAAGCAAAACATTACCAAGTGGGTTCTTTTTATTTACAGACGTAAAGTCTGATTTTAAATAAGTTTTTAGTGTGTCTGGTGTAATAATTTTGCCCTCCTGGTTTTTTATATCAATTCCACTAAATCCTTCTTTAGTCCCATTTAAGGTATCTCTTGTAACTTTTGGTTTTCTTAATTTATAAAGTGCAAAAATAATTACAAGCGTTGTAAAACCGACTAAAATCATATTCATTGACGTGGTTGCAATATATCCTAAAATTGTCATTATAATTACTAGCCGAGTAATCGCGTTTAACTTCTCTTCATATGTCATGGTTGATGTCGGCCATATTTGAAAAACATAGTCTTTATTAAATAGAATTCTTGGATCATTTGACCAAAATGTCGTTGTCATTATATATATAGGATTACTTAATTTTTCTTTTTTATCGTTTATCTTTTTCTTTTTAGAAAGATAAAAAGAAAAATTTATTTGTTGTAATATATAATGAATACTACTGTTGATGATAAAAATGACCCTTACTATCAACCAACTGAAACCGCTGAGGTGAGATTGACAAAAGCAAATAGAAAAATTTACCGTGGAATCCTTGACGATGGTTATGGAAACCCTAATATTAGATATTATGGATATATTTTAGAAGAAATTGTTCCATTGTTTGGATTATATTTGTTGTTAACTCAAAAATACAAGTATGCTACATATTTTATTATATTTTTTGCAATAGGGTCAATAATTAATGGAATTCGCTTTTATTATGTAAATCCTTTTAGTGAAGGCAGATCTGACGCGGAATTTTTAAAGTACATTGTTTATCAAAACATATTTAATGCAGTTATATGTCTGATTGCGATATTGTATGTTTTATTTATGAAAAAGTAATTTTTTTTTTGACACACTAATATATAATAATGCCTAATATTTCAGATGTTCTAAAAAAAGAGAACAGAAAAGTTTATACTGGCTGGTTCTCAGATAAAGACGGTAATCCAGATTTTAAGGGATTAGGGCCTCTTTTGAAAGGGTTGTTTTACATATATATTTTGTTCATCATTTTATCCAAAAACATATTTTATTCGGGTTATATATTAATCGTCGGTTCAATTGGGAAATTGTTAAATGCAATTCGTTTTTATTATGTGAATACATTAATTAAGAATGGTTCAGATGAGTATTTTATTGACATGAATGTTGTTGAAGAGGCTGTGGAAGGAGGTATTTACTTTTTTGTTGGAATGTATTTATTGTCATACACTTGGATTAAAAAGTTATAAATTTAATTAAATAATATAATTACGCTTTTTGCGATTATATTATTTTTATTATATATAGTATATAAATGAATTCAACAAGTCAAAATCAAAATCAAAATCAAACCGATGATAAAAATAATGTTCCTCTTTACGGCGAATCAGAGAAAGATTGGGAAAAATTGAAAGCATATAAGATTGAAAATGGAACATTTTACACTGGACCATTTGCTACTGCCAGAGGAAATCCAGATTTTGGGCTTATACCTATAATAACAAAATATATTTTTTTGTCTGTGGCTGTGTATTACGCTATAATTAAAAACTACAAGTATACTGTTTACGCGTTATTGTGTTATATGTTAGGATGTATATTAAATGGCATTCGTTTTTATTATGTAAACGCATTAGCTGGTAAAGGAGAAGATTCAATTTTTCTTCTCATGACGGTTGATGATAACATAGCAGGAGCTGTTTTAGCATTTATTGCAATTTTATATATTTTATTTAAGAAGAAGTAAAGCTGGTCTTTATATTTTTATATAGTATTATTATAGTATATAAAATGGCATATAAAATGGAAAAACAACTTCAAAAAAATGATTCTAGTTTAGATAAGAAAAAAAAAGATCAAGACAAATATTACACTGGAATTTTTCAAGATGGTAATGGAAACCCTGATTTCAGAGGTTTAGGTCCCATATTAAAAGGGATGTTGTATTTATTTTTATTCAGCGTGATATTGGCAGATTGTAATATTTACTTTGTTTTTCCTTTATTATTATTTTTTATTGGTAGAGTACTAACTGCAATTCGGTTTTACTATATTGAAACGCTGCATAAAAATGGACATGACATTTATTTTATTCGCATGAACATTCTTCAGAATTATGTAGAAGGTTTTACTGCTTTATTCGTCGCAATTTATCTCATGTTTCACAATTTTTTAACTAAAAAGCGTTAAATAACAAATAACGTAAACCCTTCATTTTCATTCGGTTCTTCATAATTTTTTGAATAAACTGAATACGCTATTTTTGGGACATATTTTTCATAATTTCTTAGTTTATTCCTTTTATACGCGATTTCTAATGGTGTAGATACATGAATGCAAATAACTTTGTAATTGTATTTTTTACCAATTTCAATATATTCGTCTCTTTTCTTGGAAGAACTATTTGTGGCATCAAATACAATAGATTTACTTTTTGCAATATGTTCTAATGACGCCTTTATCATCTTTGTTGATGACTTGTAAATGTCACCTTCTATATATATAAAATTTTCATTTCTACATATATTTTTTGCAATAGTACTTTTTCCTGACCCCGGATAACCCATCATAATAACGATTTGTTTCTCGTCAGACAATGGTATTGTCGGAATTTCTATAATTTCGCTTTTCATATGAAACACTTGTTCTGGGCAGTAACAAAGAATGCCTATATTTTCAGCGAAAACCTTGTCACTATCTGAAAAGTCAGATTTTCTTCCAAGAGCATCTCCTATGAAGAAGGATTTATCCTTGTTTATTTTATTTGTTCCAATGAATAGGTTGAATAGTATTGGATTTGGTTTGTAATCAGATTTGTCTGTTGCAATAACTATAAATACAGGAATGTCCAATGCTTTTGCAACTAGTTGTATTTGTTCTTGCTTCCATTGTTTAGATTGGTTTGTAAATATGACAACCATAAATCCATCGTCATAATATTTTTTCATTTTTTCAGGAATACTAGGATACAACCATTCCCAATCGTCAACATCAGATGGAAATGTTTTACCGCCCTTTGGACAAACAATTGTCCAATCATAATCAAATGCCGCCATTTTTTCACGATGAACGGCGTTATTTAAATTATAAATAATTGGTGACATATCTGTTTATATTTATGCAAATTATAAATAAATATAAATAAGTATCAATTTTTTATTAAAAAATGTAATTTATTTGCCAGCCTTCTTCTTTTTCTTCTTTCCTTCATTTTCTCCAGAGGGTTTGGCTCCGCGCGGCGTTCTTTCTACTGTCTCACCGGTTGAGAAAATTGCAAATAACTCTTCGTCTGTAATAGCTGGTTTTTGAGATTGGCTTGCTGCAGCACTAGCTTCGGCCGCCAACTTGGCAATTTGTTTGGCTTCCATGTTCTTTCTCATTCTCTCTTTCATTGCTTGTTGCTTAGTCAATTTATCCATTCTCTGTTGCATGGCATTTGTATCTAGTTTTGTATTTCTTCCCAATCCAGCTAATCCAGCCATTCCTGCTAAATCGGCCAAGTCTGGCATGCCTCCGCCAGCACCACCCATTCCCATCTTACCTAACAACTCTTGAATATTTGGCATTCCAGGCATATCCTTCATTTTATTCAACATTTCACTAGCTTCAGTCATTAACTCGTTCTTGTTAATATCCCCAGAACGCATTTTTTGATCCAATTTATCGCTTACATTCTTAACCATGCTCATCAACTTTCCAGGATTGCTGAACAACTTTTGAAATACATCCTTTGCGTCTGTAACACCCTCCATATCTATATTCAAGTTTTGTGTTGTTTCTTCGGCAATTTCTCTCGCCAAATCACCCAACTTTCCACCTAACATGCCGTTAATGTGTCCATGAATATCATCTGCTGAAGGTAAATTTATGCTTGGCTCGCTGTCTCCATTTTCACTTTGTTCTTTGCCCAAGTTTTCAAAAAGACCCTGCATTCCTTCCAATGTCTTTTCCAACTTTCCCTTAAATTCTTCCTCATTAATGGCTTCAAACAACTTTGAAGTATCTCCAAATGCTTCCTTATTATCAACACTTCCAATAATGCAAATTAACACCATTTGCAAGTACTTCCAGATAGTCTCTCTAGTTTTATCACTAATATCGCATTGCCATAAGTATTTAAAACTAATGCCGGGCAAAAATTCGGTATTCACAGACGATTCATTGTCAAATATCTCCACCTTTTGATACAATATGTCAAAGAATCTCTCGGGGTAAACCCCAATACAATGGTTAAATAAGTAGCGAATTTTTTCTTGCGCGTCAATTAAAAGTGCTTGAGTTTTGGCATCTTCATCTTCTATATCATCAAAACTCTTAGGTTTCCACCACTTATCAATAATAGGTTGATATTCAGGGAATGTAATTGCAATATCCGAGACAAAATCTTTCATAATTTTGGTAAACTCGTCTGGAATTTCTCTCTGATCTTCGCTCATTATTTATATGTTTGATATAAATTTATTTTTTTAAATCAAACTAAACTAAAGATATAAATGTGAAAATTATAATAAAATATGCGGCAAATAAATTATGCGTCCATTTTTAACCAATGGTTTGATAAATTGTTGATAGCTTCTTCAAATTTTGAATATATTTCATAACCTTTTGCTGGTCTTCTGGCGTCATCAACTTTACTGGGTTTCTTAATCTATCAATGGCTTCAGTAATTTTCTCTGAATTTTCAGCATTTGTTAAATCATCTTTGTAATCCTTAGTAATAAAAAAACTAATATCTCCCGAATCAATTACTGCTTCATATTTTTCAACAACATATTTATGCCATATCTTAATAATCATTTTTGGATTAGCTTTTCTAATCAATGTAAATGAATTCTTGGCGCTTAAAATGTCCGGGTCGTCTGGAAAAACGCTAATAATATCATTTACAAATTCCATAAAATGATCGTTAAATGCTGTTAATATTGTTGACGATTGCGTTGTCATTTCTTTATATCTGTAATTTATTATTTTATAGTTTTTAAGTTATTTTTCCGAAGATAAATTTTACTTTTTCATAGACAAACTAGATAGCTCTTGTTCCCTCATTTGTTGTAATTTCTCAATCGTCATTTCTTGACCACCACTGCTTCGTCCTTGTTTATAATCGTGCTCGTCTGTTGGCGTGCTTATTTTATCACTATAATTCAATGGAACATAGTTATGCATTTGTCTCATTCCACCGTTGCCTTTTGTATTTAATTCGTCAGAATCCATGTCTAAAAAACTATATTGATCGGATACAATAGAACCTCCTCCTAAAGAAAATGCCATAGGCTCCATATTATTGCTTGTTGCTTGGCGCGTAATAACTTCTTGCTTGGGTTTTAAATGATTGTATATTGCGTCTCCGTAAAGAACGGCATAATTCTGATTTAACAACAATAATGCTGGAACATTTGTTACATTTTCAGGCATAATAATTTTTTGCCCGTTTTCTAAAACTATATAAATTTTGTTGTCAGGGCCTTTAGTTCTTTTATCAATGCAAATAAAATGCAAATCTTTGCTTACTTGGCTTTTTGAAAGAGCTTGCAACAATTTTTTTGAATGCTCGCAAAAATTGCTGTAATAAAGAATTGAACTCATTATTCTATATTAAGGTTATTGAAATATTATTTTAACTCATTTAATAAAAAATTGATTAACAATATTAAATATTATTTGTTTAATATAGATAAAATGAACCCGCGCATTGAAAAATCAAGAGAAGACGCAGATATTCTCAGCTTTACGCTAAGAGATGTAAATGTCAGTGTGGCAAATGGTATTCGCAGAACAATTTTGTCAGACATTCCATGTGTTGTATTTAGAACTACACCCAATGAGGAAAATAAGTGCAACATTCTTGTAAATACTTCACGGCTGAATAATGAGATTCTTAAACAACGGCTAAGTTGCATCCCAATTCACATTAATGACTTGAAAATGCCTCTACAAAACTACATTGTAGAAGTAAATGTGGAGAATCTTACAGATACTATTATGTTTGTAACCACAGAGCATTTTAAAATCAAGAATGTTACAACAAATCAATATTTGACTGAAGCAGACCAAAAGAAAATCTTTCCACCAAATAGTTTGACTGGGTATTATATTGATTTTGCCAGACTCAGACCTAAGATTTCTGATGAGATTCCCGGAGAAAAGTTGCAGTTTACTTGCGAATTCTCCATTGGAACCGCAAAACAAGATGGAATGTTTAATGTAGTTTCAACTTGCACTTATGGTTTTACGCAAGATGATGAGGCAATTGAGAAAGAGCTTGCTAAAAAGGCACAAGAATGGAAGGACAGAGGAATGTCAAAGGATGAAATCGTTTTTGAAACCAAGAATTGGACATTGCTTGATGGTCAGCGTGTTGTGAAGCGTGATAGCTTTGACTTCACGGTTCAAACGG